GAGGAGGAGCGCTGAGCTCACTTGAAGGCTGCAGAGTAAACATAGGTACTCCTGGATGTTGCTAGTTGAGTGATGACCGATTGTAGCAGATGCCACAGTGAGGACATCTGACATTGTCGACAGTGATGGCTGACAAACATAAGCCACCACAAGATGGACATTGGTTAAGATTCTCCTGGCGCATTTGGCGCGAGGCCGTACCAGCACCCGACAGTGATGCGTGGAATATCCATATTAGGATCAGACACATGCACACTAGAGCGAGGCTAAGGATGAGAATCGCCCACAATAGATCATTCATTTCCCCTCCAACTGTTGTAGGTCACTGACACTGCGCGAAGGGCAAGCACACCAACACGCACCGACGTGAACGTTAATCACAGCGGAATTGACGGTATGGCCCCTTAGTTATTGGGCAACCCGAATGAACGGTAGTTAAAGCACCTTCGACAACATGTACTGAAACACGGGTGAGGCTAACAGAGACTGTGGAGAGAACCCCTTTTGACTATTAGAGTCCTTCTTCCGCACTGCTTCACACGCCTTCGCAAAGAAAGTTGGGTCATCTCTAACCCGGTTGAGCGTCGCTCTGGCGTAACAGTCCGCATCAGCGAGCCAGTCACAGAACTCTGTGGCCGAGGGGTGGTGAAGGCAGTACCCCGCTTGCTGTACGAACCTGATCGTGTCATAATCTGATGCTCGATACTCAGCGTCATCGGCTCTCTCATGTGAACTCATCGCATTCGCTGCATGCATAATGAGTCGAACACCGACGTTAAGTCCGTCTACCACGTGATCATCAAGATGAACGTTTTGCAGGAACGTCACCTCTCCAACCTCGTATGACGACTTCTCGACAGAGAGCGTCATCCCAATCTCGTCTGACAGTATGCCTGAGAGGTCAGCCAAGCTGGGGTCTCCGGTGAAGGAAACCACAGCGTCATCGCCTTGAAAATATGCCGCAGAGATTGAGCACTTTAAGCGCCTAGCGGCATAGGCCATAACCCAGGCATTCGCATGACTGTCATTCATGTTCGTCATCACCGAACCTGAAGGCATCCCGCACGTTCGATCGGATCCCTCTAATACCTCATAGGAATTAGAGTCGCCCGACAACGGTA